CCCTTCACCAAAGTGCCTGTATACATCAGGCTCTCTCTTTTTTCTGTAAAGACTTTATCGGACTTCAGCGACTGAATGCTGCGAGCAGCATCAGCACCAACTCGTGGACCATAAGAAAGACTCGGCACCTTCTCAACACCAAGAATGGCTGAAGACTTGCGATACTTGGTCGCGACTACACCCTTCGGCTTGCGCTTCTTTTTGGGTTTGAATCTCGCTGCGCAATAAATCATCATACGTTTACAGGATACTTCTCTACATGATCATTGTAGAATCGCGCAACGTCATTGATCTTTGCGCGCATCTCGTGTGGCACAGGCATATCATGAATTGCAGTTAATGCAATCATTTCATTTGCAAACTTTCGTAACACACGAATCTCTTCCATCGTGCCTCGTGGCATTACTTCGAAGTCACCATTACTCATACTTTTTCCACCAGTCTAGATAAAGTGTAATCAGCAATTTTTGCTCGAATCATCGTAGGAATATCTGTAAAAGGATCTTCCAAGAAATAAGAGCAACCATTCGTCCAACTATTATACTTGACAAACCTAGCAAAATCAATCATATGTTTGCGATTGCTAGGGTCAAATGGAACTCTTGTCCTTGGTGTGAGAATAGAACGGCGATATTCACTTATCATAATAATATCTTCCCTTTCGTTTAGCAGGAATACAGATTAGTATACCTGAAATCAATCCACAAAGATAGCAAATGATACCAAACCAATGCGCATCCATTACTTGATGCTCCAGTTCCAATCCTCTTCAGAAGGTCCGACCAATCGTTCAGTCTCAATATCTTCAGCAACATCATTGATCACTTCCCAACCGAGTTCAACCAAACGGTCTTCAACATGGTCAGGATTCGCACCGCGCAATTCTTCTGGAGTGAAGCAGACAACTGCATAACCAAGATGTCGCATTTTAGTGCAAAGTTCAAAGACCTTGCTTTCTGTCATTACATCGCCCATTAGTAGTGCTCCGCATTGTAATCAACATCACCTGGATCAAACTGCAGGTCATCGTAACTCACTGTGTCAGGGTCACGATCATAATCCTCTGCTTCGAACCGAGCAATGATATTGTGGACTTCGACCACTGAAATTCCAAGAGACTTGGCAATCTCAGTTTCCTTCATGCCATCTTCACGAAACATTTCGATGACTTCAATCTCTAAATTAGCAAAGTATCCCATTAGAACGGCACTCCTTCACCCATCGGAATCTTATTCAAGTCTTGTTGCGTCTTGCGATCACCAACAACAAGCAGTGCATGACATGCACGCTCAAGTTTCTCAGCAAGATCATAACAGTTCTTGGCACTCAGATCGTATTGAGTCATGGTGTTCGCCAAAACATGATCGACACCATTCACCAGATCGATCGCCTCACTCAACAAAGTTTCAGTTTGCTTTTTCATGATCAAAACCCCATCTCTTTGGCTGCTTGCTTCTCAGTCAGCAGCGTTGCCTCTGACACAAGAGCCTCAAAGACTTGTCGAATTTCGTTGCGGTAGGTGAACTTCTCACCAGCAACCTTCAGCACGCGACCATAAAGTCGAACGCCATAGAACTCAACGCAAATCGGATCACCCTTTTTGATTTTCATATCAACCCCAATCTTTGAAATTGCCAGATTGTTCATTATCGTCGAAGCCAAGATTGTATTCAGCAATCTGCTGCTTGGTCATGAATCGCTCAGGAATCTCATCACTCAAATACGTCGCATCAGTGAAGAAGTGCGGACGACGAGGACGACGATAGTAACTGTCAGCAGAACCACGGTCATACGGACCGCCATGTCGAGTATCGATGTTCATTATGCAGCCACCGACATGTCACGCCACACAACCTGCACGCGAGGAGCAGCACCCTTTTCTTCAGCCAGATCGTCGAAGAAAGAATTGCCAGGCAACGGAGCGACGAAAGTATCCGAGAGAGGCTTCTTGTCGGCATTGCCCTGCCACACACGCTGGACGGTGCGAGCACGGAAAGTGCCGTCCATCTCGCTGATGCCGATCACGACACCAACATAATAACAGTCATTGACACCAACGAAGTCAAGAGACTTGACGACGTCACCAATTTTCACAACATTTTCGCTTTTCATAATTATATTCTAACTGAATCTATGCAAAACGCAATAGGAAAAAACCGAATAAAATCAATAACTTACGAGCACTTCCTGGAACACCTGTTTTGCCTGTTCGAAACTGGTGTCAGGAAGGTCGATTTTGTTGCCAGTAGAGCGGCATTCAATCTGATAGTGATAATTTCCCACATGCCAGAGAGTGTGTCGGGCACCGAACTTGTCGTTTTGGGCGTCGATAAAATGATATTGTTTACTCATATTGCATATTCTACCTGAATCACAGGAAAACACAACAGAGAAAACTCGAATAAAATCAATAACTTACGGCACACTCTCTCGCCGAGGAGAGAGGCTGGAGAGCGGTCCTGTTATGGGGGTTCCCCTAGTCCTGGGGGCAGATCGAAATAGCGTATTCGGACTCCTGCCTCGCGCAGCATGACTTCAGCGTGGTCTATCGAGTAATGCTTGCCAGCACCGACTCCTTTCCACGGACGATTCGGACCAATGACTTCCTTGATGCCTGCTTGAATCAATGCGCGTGTGCAGTCAGCGCATGGCTTTGGTTCCCAGTTTAGATATGCACGAGAATTGTTGAGTGAAACACCAACACGTGCGGCATTGAAGATTGCGTTGCGCTCGGCATGCTCAACCCAATGATACTTTTCTGGACGCTTCCAGCGATCTTTCCAATCTTCTTCAATGCCTCTTGGAAAGCCATTGAATCCAGTCGACAAGATGACGTTATCATCATTGACGATTACACACCCCACCTTTGTCGACGGATCCTTGCTCTTCTGAGCGATCAGAGTAGCCTGTAAGATAAACAATTCATCCCACGATAGTTCATCATTAATCATAATATAATCTCAATGGTTACTTAATTTCAATCTTACGAGGTTTCTGTTCTTCAGGAATGACATTTTCTAATTCAATAGAAAGAATGCCATCAGCAAGAGCAGCATCACGAACCACTACTGTGTCAGACAAAACAAACTGGCGAGCGAATTTACGACCAGCAATACCCTTTACAAGATAGTTGCGTTCGGTTTCTTCTGCCTTTTTGCCTGTGACTTTGAGAGAGTTTCTCTCAGCAGTGATTTCAATCTCATCTTGTTTGTACCCAGCAACTGCAAGTTCAATGATGAAATTGTATTCGTCTTTCTTGACGATGTTCACTGGAGGAAATGCAGTTTGAGATGCTGTAAGTAGATGAGATGCATTATCGAGAGCAGCGAAAGCATTCTCAAACCCAAGAGCGGTTGGAAGAAGGCGATCGAGTCCGTATGCGGATGTGAGTGTAGTGATATTTGTCATTTTGTAACTCCTTTAATAAGCAAGTTTATAGTTATGGAACCCCAAATGGGCATTCTAATTTTATTTATATCAGTTTACACCAGTTGATCCGAATCCACCAGATCTTTCAGAGTGCTTTTCAGGTCTTGCTGTTAAGACCTTGAATGCAAATGGTTCATTGGTTGTAACTTCAGCCTGAGCAATGCGATCACCGCGACGAATTGTTTGGTGCATCTTTGAGATATTCGTTAGAAGAACAAACACTTCTTCTTGATAATCAACATCAACGATTCCTTCGGAGTTCGCTAGGATCAATCCTTTCTTAAGCGAAAGTCCTGAGCGAGGATGAAGGCGAATGCTGTAATTCTGAAGTGGTAGAGAACTATCGTGTTTTGTAATGTCTGCGTATGTTTCAATCGTAACGTGACGTTCGATCTTGAAGATCAAACCTGTAGGGACCAGTAAACGATCTCCAGGATAAATGGAGAATTCACCAAATCCATTTACTTCTCTTTCAACAGATGCATTGAAAGCATCATATCCATTCACAACATTTGATGTTGGTTGGAATGATAAATCAAAACAGTTTGCGAGAGAAGTGCCGTATGTTGGAAGTTCAATATCATCACGAAGTTTATACACATTCATCACAATCATAAATTAACCTTCCTTCTTTTTCTTTCCTATAGTATATTTGGAAACCAACTGCCATTGACTCTTATCCTTGAATGGAAGAATCTTAATCTGGCTTAATGGTGCGACATTGTCCTTTGTCTTATTCTCATCAACGAGCTTTACCAAACCCCACTCAGCCATTAGATTCGCAATGGTATTTCGACGTTGAATATCGTTATCAGAAATGTTACTTGGCTTACCGTCTAATTCAAAGAGTTCTTTGAAATGCACGATATAATATTTTCCTTGTTTATGGAGGATATGACAAGACTGATAGAGAATGTTGTCGTTCTTTGCAGCGACACCGATGCGCGTTAGAGTTTCGCGGACCTTGAGGAAGTCGTCTTGCTTTTCTAATGTGACTTCTACTAATTTTTCGACCATGGTCAATCACCCTTATATAATTGTTTTTTCATAGCGGCGATCTGGTCGTCAGAAAGTATCTTTAATGCTTCCTCTGCTTTCGCGTCGGAGTAGCCATAATATTCTTTTACGACATTCAAATCACTACTTTGAGCCTTTTTATGCCATTTACTATATGGACGCTTTTGGGCTCTTATTATATTTAGGAGAAAGTCATATTTGAGTTTGTTATCGAGATTCGGAAACTTATTCATCTCGTTCGCTAGAAGCACTGTATCGCGATGAAACGAAAGTGCACGATTGACCATAAAAGAAGAATAAGATTTCTCGTCCTGTTCCGTCAAAAGTGCATATTCTTTAGTTTGAAGAATAGACGGAATAATTTCTTTAAACAGATCAGCCATAGAAAAACTCCATTATATCTGCTTCGTCTGGATTCCAGACATAGATATCATGCAAACCATGTTTATCTCGGGCTAACTGTAATCTATTGACCGAAACCTTTTGACGGCTAGTGGGTAGATTTGTTGTGATGATTATGAAGTTGTGAGGTTTTTCTGGAGAGGTCTGATTTTTCCATTCTGTAAATTCAGCAGCCTCTGCTAAAACATCCAGACAGTTATCGCGGCGTTTTAATCCAGTGCCGCCTTTACAGTCTGCGACGTATACAGTCCCCTCATATTCAAACATATGCTCAACTTTAGAACCAATCACATCATTCTTAAATGCACCAAGATAAACTGCACCTGGAAATAACTCGTGTAATCCAGTTTGCAAAAATTGATGCTCATAGAGAGAACCTATATGAGTATTCTCTCTATTTGCAATAGAATTTTTATGATTCTTATGCATTGAACTTACATTCAACCATCATTTCTGTTAGACATGCAGTAAGATTCAATTCTTGATCAGCAACAAAGGCAGACTGATATTGATAACGAGCGAGAATGACGACTGCATTTGGAATGGTCGACTTATCCATAATGTCATACAGACTGTCGTAGATTTTGCGATAAATCTTTGCAGGGTCATCGCTGCCGAAATCAGCAACCCATTTACGCATTGCGCTGAAGTTTTGATCTTTCAAAGAAGTGACCAATTCATTAATTGAAACATCAGCAATGGAAGTTAAAATGCCTGAATCGATTTTGCCACTTACTGAATAACGCTGCAGTTCGTTTAGAACGCGACGATAATCTGGAAAGTGTTTCTTAACAACTTCTGCAAGAACTGCCTTATCAAACGGAATCTTTTCACAATTCAAAATTTCTGATGCACGTTTCATGAACGCCATCGCCATCTTTGGCTTTTCTTCTTTGCGCAGTTTAAATTCAATTACAGCACATCGACTATGCAAAGGTTCAATGATTCGATTCTTGAAGTTACAAGTCATGATGAAAGTGCAGTTATGTGCAAACTCTTCCATCGCCGCGCGCATGGCTGGCTGAGTTGAGTTTGGGTTTAAATAATCTGCTTCATCGATAATGATGACTTTCTTACCACCAGTCATCGACATCGCACTGGCATAGTTCTTGATCTTGACTCGGAAGGTATCAATACCCGATTCATCCGAACCATTGATCATTAGATAATCACAACCGATCTCGTCACACAATGCGCGAGCAACGGTAGTCTTACCAGTGCCTGGAGTACCGCAAAGCAAGAGATGGGGAATCTCTTTGCGGTCAACATAAGATTGGAAAGTTGCCTTGTATTCATCAGGAAGAATACAATCGGCAATAGTATGAGGACGGTATTTTTCAACCCACAACGCTTCATTCATAATATAACTCCTGATTGTTTATTCAGTTACTATTCTACGCCATTTTCCGTTTGTAAGCAAGTACATCTCGCCATCAGGACCGACGGTCATACTTGC